AGCGATTTCATTTATGGCGAGCGAACCAACAGGCTGTTGGCACTCTTCCCTTGTACAGTTCGGACGCAAGAGCGTACGGACGTACAAAAACTGGAATCTACCTTCCTAACTGGAAGAAGATTATCAGTTCGGGTGGAAATGCCACAACTGTCTTCTCAGGGATCATATACGACCTGCAGTATACCGATGCCAATAGTCGAGTTGACTTTGACACCAGGCCAGCTGTAGGTCTACCGTGGGAGTCGAAGTATAGTTTGAATTCGTCATGGTTAGGTTTTTATTCCATTGACGCGCTCAACCACTTTAGCTCTTTAACGGCAGCTGTCGTTGCAAAAGCAAAAGCCAAGGCCATCCAGCAGCTCTACCGACAAATCTGGAGCGCACACCACCAGCTTCAGGGTGGAGTGGTTCTCGGTGAAATCGGCAAGACTGCTAAAATGTTGGCCAAGACTGCACATGAATTTCGTAAAGGGGTTCTAGACTATGTCACCCGAGCCGTAGACTTACGGAAAGGGCGAGGTAGTCGGAAATCCAGAACGAAGGCCATTGCAGACACTTACCTGGAGGCTGTCTTTGGGTGGCAACCGCTGCTCCATGACAGTATAGATCTGGCGAAGGCCATGGGTAGGCTTGTTCACGAAAGTGATCGAGTCCGCTTCAGAGCTTTTGGCAGTGAAGAGGTTCAACACTCCAGATCTGTGGGGGGACATACTTATGGCTTTCTCTACATGATTAATAATACCGTAGAGTTGGTCGAAGTTAAATGTCTTTACCGCGGATTTCTCCGGGGTCCCCGATACGAGGCTGGTAGTCCGCCTGCGGACAGAATTGTGTCCATGCTAGGCTTCGACCTGCGGAGTTTTATTCCTACCTTGTGGGAATTGACTCCTTACTCGTTCCTCGTCGACTATTTTACAAATGTCGGCGATGTCCTGCAGGCTGTGTGTACGGATACTAGCGGCGTGTACGGGTTATGGTATTCCGAGGTTCAGGAAAGTCGGCGTGAAGTTACGCTAACACCTGATTCAAAGACTTCCATAACCAACTTAACAAGCGTATACGGAGCTAATTTAATTCGTAACATACAGGTTACAGGAGGGGTTGGCAAAGTCATCTCGTTTCGACGAGATGTTTCTCGTGCGCCCACTGGGATGCCGTTGATGGTACCTCAGTTTACGGGTCTTGACCTCAGTACTCGTCAATTTACGAATATTGGGGCCCTGATCACGAGCAAAACGAGATAACCGCCGAAGGGATTTCCCCTTAGGCGTTCAACTAGCACTTACCACGAAAGGTGAACGACAATGTCATTCACACTTACTTCGCCCATCACGGGCGGAGCTCAGACCGGTTTCACTTCCCCAACCTACACGATTACTGGAGATGTTGCTCCGGACGTGAACGGGAAACAGGTAGCTGTAACCGCTTTGGGCGGCACGCAGACTGGGGTCACGGTTCATTCCGTGGCATCACCTTTTACGGTGACTATCGTCAAGCCCAAGAACTTCAAAACTCTTGCGCCTGTCGTCCCCGGTACTGGGCTTCTGCCTAGCGTTCCGAAAAACCTATGGAAGATTCATGTCCGTAAGGGCGTGATTCCTCTTGTAGGTCAACCCCCGTCCGTCATGCACATCAAGATTGAAATGGATGTGCCTGCCGGCTCGGATGTTGCAGATCCAGCCAATGTCCGTGCTGCTATTTCAGCAGCCGTGGGTGCCCTTAACCAGCAGTCTGCTGGTCTCGGTGATACCCTGATTACTGGCTTGACCTGATTTCCTAGCTTCGCCTAATGCGCAACTTATAGCATATATAAAGAACGTGACTTGAGGGGTTTCAAACACCCGCCCTGGCACGGTTTGCTGTAGGTTGCGTAAGGTTCAGCTAGGCTCGGTTCGCAAGTAGGAGCTAAATACTCCCAAAGCGTTGCACCTTACGGAGGTTATATGCGCGATAGCGCTGTACTACGCAAGGCCCTGTTTTCTGATCTGAAAGTGCAAGAGCATATGCTAACATCAGATATGACTCTCGCATCCGCGAACGCCTTGTGGCTTCAAAACTCCTTCTGGAAGAAGTTCCAGGATGAGGCTGAGGACACGGCGGACTCAAACTGCCTGAAACTCTTTAAAGAGAGTAACAGGCTATGCGAGTCCTTTGTGTTAAATCCACAAAGCGTTCAAGACGAGATGCTCATCGGAGAAGTTAGATCTCTCTGGTGGGATCTTGTCGGAAACGGACCCGAGTCGAACCTGCAATTGTCTGATATTCTGGACAATGGCGGGGTCGGTCCCGGCGCTAACGTTGGAGCACGGTCAGACAACTTCTATACGAAGTTGTTTGATTCACCTCTGACTGGCACATCAGATAGGTTGTATCGGTTTTACCGATATGCTATCTTGGCCCATCCGACGCGTTTTAGCGCAGAAGTGGAGCGCAACCGGCGTTATGGATACCAGATAGTAGCGGGTAACCGTCTTTCTTATGTT